CCAGCGAGAGAGACCGTCGAGGAATAGACGCCGGTCATGTCGAAATGCACGAACGCGCCCCCCGTGAAGTCGAGGAAGGCGGCGGCGTTCTCCCGCATGAGCACCGGCCTGAGCGCCAGGTCGGGCTGAATTGCGTGGTGACCATTGCCGCTCTTGTCGTCGATGCGCGCAACCTTCTGCCCCGGGCCGGTGACCGGAACCGTGCCGTCGACATCCTGCCAGAGTGTCCCCATGTCCGAAGGATCGAACCAGACGCCCTGAGATGCGCCAGCAAACTCGGTCGCCGGGTCGAAGGCGGATGGTGCCGCCCCATCCGTGATGGGGGTCCGCACCTGCGCGGATCGGTCGGCATCGGACGCGTAGAACCACTCAAACCCCTCGCCCCCGGCGATGTTGGATTGCAAATAAGCGTGGTCGTAGATCGCGGGGCTGCCGTCCAGCGCATCGAGATGCTCAAACCCGTCCCGCCAGTCCGACAGCGGCATGTAGTTGTCGATGCCGATAAAATCGATCTCCGGATCGGCCCAGAGCGGGTCGAGATGGAAGAAAACGTCGCCGCTGCCATCGCCGGGCTGGTGCCCGAAATATTCCGACCAGTCGGCCGCATAGCTGATCTTCGTCCCGGCCCCGAGGATCGAGCGCACATCCGCGAGCAGATCCCGATAGGCCTGCACCGCCGGATAGGTGCTGGCATCCGACCGGATGGTCGTCAGCTCGCGCATCTCGGAGCCGATCAGGAAGGCATCGACTCCACCCGCCACCGCGCAGAGATGGGCGTAGTGCAGCACCATACGCCGCAGGCCCCAGTCGCCGGCGGCGCCGGTCCAGCTGACGCTCTCGCCCGAGACGGTGAAATCAGCCGGGCTGGCGGCGCCGAAGAAGGCAGCAACCTGGCTTGCCGCGGCGGCGGTCTTGTCGACGCTGCCGGCGAATCCTGCCGCAGGCGAACAGGTGATCCGCCCCCGCCACGGGAAGACCGGCTGGCCTGTCTCGGCGGCGTTGTCGCTGTAGGGGTTGGGCAGCGCGTTGCCGGGCGGCACATCCATCAGGATGAAGGGTGAGAGGGTGACGCGCAGCCCGCGCGCCTTCATCTCCTGGATCGCCTGCACGACCGCGAAGTCTGCTGGCGTGCCGCCGAAACTGGGCCGGCCTTCGTCATCCGTGCTCACGAGATGCGCCGCGGCGCGGGTGACGCCGTTCACGATCCATGTCTGCGGACTCGTGACCTTGGAGGCCAGCTCGACACCGGGCGCGATCTGACAATTCCCCGCGCGCAGATCATTGCCAAACCACGCCACCACCAGGCTGACGCTCTCGACATGTGGCGCGCTGGCCTGCAACCGGTCGAGCGCCACCACCATGTCGGCAGTGTCCGAGAGCGCGATGAGGTTCTCCGCGCCCTGATTGCCCGCCCGTCCCTTGCGGATGCCGTCCGTCGCATAGACGAACTCGCCCGAGGCCGGGATCATGGTGACGGCGCGCGTCAGCCCCTCGGCGGTGTCGGGATCGGCGACGGGTGCGAACACCTCGAAGGAGAGCTGCGGGATGCGGTTGCCGAAATCGGCCAGCGGCAGTTCCTCGAACACGACATAGGCGGTGCCGCGATACGCGGGTGTGCTCAAAGCCCCCGTCTTCGCGGCAATGAACGGATCGGGGCTCTGCGCCTCGTCACCCGGATACCAGCGCCAGGTGACGCCGGTCGTGTCGAGCAGTTTGCCATCCGCCCAGATGCGCCCGATCCCGGTGATCGGGCCTTCGCAGAGCGCGACCGCGAAGCTGGCATAGTAGAGATACTCGGTGGTCTTGACCTTGCCGCCCCCGCCGCCCTTGCCGCCGCCTTGCGTGGTGGTCTTGCTCTCCTCGCGGAAATCCGTCGCCCAGATGATATTGCCGCCGATGCGCATGCGCCCAAAGAGCCGCGGGATCACCGCGCTCTCGGTCGAGGACGTGATCCGCAGACTGTCGAGCCGCGGCCCCTCGATCCGCTGCGCTGGCGCGAGCGAAGAAACAATCCAGCTGTCAACGGCGGAGCCGACGGCCGATCCGACAAAGCCGCCGATCGTCGCGGCGCTGACGCCGAGGATGCTGCCGCCGATGCTGCCGCCAATGGCAGTGCCGGCCGCGCCGAGGACAAGCGTTGCCACAGATCAGACCTCGTCGGGAAACAGGAAGGCGAAAGCGATGCGCCGCCGCCAGGGTTGGGTGAGCGGCTGCTCGATGACGCCGAGGCGCTCATAGGCGTGGAGGAATCTGCCGGGGCCGGTCAGGATCCCGACATGCTTGGCGATGGCCCGCGGCATCATGCGGAACAGGACCAGCGCGCCGGGGCCGGCCTCTGCGGGCGGCACCTCGATCATCATGGCGCGCGCGCCCTCGGCCAGTACTTCACGATGGCCCATCTCGCCCCAATCCCTGCTGTAGGGTGGGATCGGGAACGGCTCGGGGCCCACCACCTCGCGCCAGACCCCGCGCGCGAGGCCGAGGCAGTCGCAGCCCGTCCCGCGCAGGCTGGCCTGGTCGTGATAGGGCGTGCCGAGCCATAGGCGGGCCGCGGCGATGACGTGGTCGGGATCGGCGGGGATCACAGCACACCCCCGTCGTGGCCACCGTCGCGCGAGGCGTAGCGGAGCACGGTGTCCTGGCCCGGGATATGCGGGAAGCCGCGGAAATGGACGGTATTGGCGAACTTGCCTCCGCAGGTCTCGATGCGCTTGTCGCAGCCCGCGCGGATAGTGAAGCCGTCCCCCTCGGCGATCCCGCGCACCGGTGGCTCGAGCAGGGTCAGGATCGCGACGCCACCGGTAACATCATGGCCCAGCACCTCGGTGCGCCGCCCCGCATTCGCGCCGCTGGTCCACTCAATCGTGCCGAAGGTGAACCAGCCTGCGGCAAACCCGCCGAGCCCCGAGGCGGTGAATGCCCGGTCGCGCAGCATGTCGATCACCGCGCCGGTGCCCTTGTAGGCCGGGTCCTCCAGATCGACGCCGCAGCGCGCATCGCCGAGCGCGGCATCGCAGCTCGCCTGGAACGTCCGCCCAACCGTCTGGCCGAGCACATGGGCGAGCGAGCGGACCTCTGCGACGAAGGCCAAGCGCCCGCGCCGGATCTGGCCGATGGCACCCCGGCGCATCAGCAGGCGCTGGCTCGTGTCCGCCCAGTTCACCCGCCAGACCTCGACCTCCGCGTTGTCCCAGCGGCCGTCGAGAATGTCGGTCTCGGTGATCCGGTCCGAGGTCAGCACACCCTCGGCATCCTGCGCATCGACCGACAGGTCGGAGCCCGAGCGCACCTCGGAGGCCGTCAGCCCGCTCTCGGGCTCGAAGTCCGTGCCATCGAAGCGCAGCGTCCGGTCGTGGTCGGTGAAGCCGAAACTCGCACCATCGGCGCGGGCGATCCGCCAGCACCAGGCGAGCGTCGTTGTGCCGTCGTCGAGATGGACCTGCAGGGCGGGAGCGAGGGTCTTCATCGGCAGGTTCCCGTCATGCGATCGTCGAGATCTGCGATCCAGTCGGCCCACGCCTGTGGCACCGTCCCGACAGTCTGGGCAGGAGGCCGGACGAGTCGCGCCTCGGCGTAGGAGGCGCAGCCGGCATCACCAGCGCCCATCGTTGCGGCGCAGCCGGTCAGCAGGATCGCCAGCGCCGCGGCCGTCACGAACCGCATCCCGCCCGCGCTCGATACGCTTGTTCTTGTCTTCCATCGCATCGCGTTCCGCCTCCCGTTTGCCCGCGCGTTCCCCTTCCACGCGGCCCCAGACCCGGCCGAGCACGACGCCCCCGACCGCGCCCAGAGCCGCCACCAGCCAGATCAGGAGATCAGACATCGTCCCGCTCCCAGTGCGCGGCGGCGACGCAGAGGGCGACGACGAAGACCCCGAGGAAGCCGCCCACGACCAGACCTGCGAGGAACTCAAGCATCGCCGCGGAACCCGCGCTCGATCCGGTCGCGCAGGCCGATCAGGCCCAGACCGAGGAACATGAGCCCTGCGGGCGAGGCATCGCCTGAGCCAGCGAGCAGAGCGATGAATCGGGACAGCTCGTCGAGCGGCCCGGTCGCTGGGAGCGCGAGAGCGGCGATGCCGGTGAGCATTGCGAGAAGTCCCGCCCACCAGGTGAGCGAGTTGGGGCGAACGTAGCGCATAGGATCAAGCCCTCCGGAGCAGGGTGGAGAAGAGGGCGGCCAGCCGGGCGAGCCAGCCGGTCGGAGCGTTGGGTGCAGGGTTGAGGAACGGCGGCGTCGGCGACGGCCCGCGAGCCAAGCCCATAGCCTCATCCTCGGTCAGGCGACGGATCGGCCGCGAGAAGTCCGTCCGGCCCGTGCGATCCACGGACCAGACCGGGATCGTGCCGCCGGGATAGCGGCCATGGCGGAACAGGTCGCGCTCGGCCTCCCGGCGGGGGATGATGGAGGCCGGTCGCCGCCAGTTCAGAAACGCGTTGGCGGCTGCAACGCGATTGCCGGCATTGAGGTGGCGGGTCAGCGCAGCCTTGGCGATGCCGCCGGTGTTGTAGTGGAAGCTGACCAGCGCATCGAATTCATGCGGCGCCAGCGGCACCTTCACGGCGCCCAGGACGGCGGCCTCATAGCGCGCTAGGTCGGCCCGGAAGACCCGGAACGCCTCGCGGATCCCGGCATCGAGATCGCCGGGCATGCCGCGGGCCATGGTCGCAGGATCGGGCGGCCCGGCCGCGGCCGTGTGGCCGATGCCAAAGGTCCAGACCTGTTTCACATCGAGATAGGGTCCGGGCACGAGTCCTTCGTGCCGGACGAGGGCCAGCAGGCCCCGGTCGGTCATGTGCATGGGATTACCGGAGAAGCGAGAGGATCAGGATCAGTGCCGCGACGGCGAGGCCTACCGCCAAGCGGTGGCGGAAGGCCTGCCGAGGGTCGGCGGGGTCGCAGCGGAGGGAGCGCGCGAGGCGGAGAAGTTCATTCATCGCCGCCGCCTTCGTTGGCGCGGCGCAGGCGGGCGAGCAGCATCTCGATGAAGGCGGGACCGAAGACGCCGACGAGATAGGCGGCCGAGCCCGCAGCCCCGCCCGCGGGGATCGCCTCGGGCGGAAGGCTGAGCCAGGCGGTGATCACGGCCATGGAGAGGCTGCCCATCCCGGCCGCGATCAGCCCACCGAGCAGGATGTGCCGGAGCGCATCGCGCAGCCGCATCTTCGTGGTCAGCGCGTTAGTGGCGCCGCCGAGCGCGCCCCAGGCTGCGAGGATCACGGCGGTCGAGGCCGCGAGTTCGCGCAGAACGGCCGCGACGAAGCTGCCAGTGTCGTTCATCGCCGTATCTCCAGAAGCGGAATGGAGGTGATCGAGCCGAGCCGCTCGAGGTCGAGCGTCACGTCGAGCGCGTCGGTATCGAAGCGGACGGGCACGTCGAACTCGAAGCCCGCGGTGATGCCGACGCCCGCGCCCGGCGCGGCGCCGAAGGTGACCACGCCGGTGGCGGTGTCGACCGACCAGCTGGACAGCTGCTCCACCCCACCGAGCGCGATGCGCACGGTTCCCGCCACCGGCTTGGAAATGGCGCGCGTCCATGATTGCGCGCCCGAGGTGTAGTGCTTCACCAGCTGGAAGGCGGTCTTCGCGCCGTCGCCGGTGCCGAGCGACTGGTCTGTCGGTCCCGTTGTCTCAGACGGCAGGCAGGACTTGTGGTCGCCCCAGTCCTTGAAGCGGAAGCCATGGAGCCGCCCGTTCCGCGCCTCGAAAAAGGCGACCACCGCCGCAAGATCGTCGGCGCGGCGGATGCCGTAGGCGACATCGTACCGGCGGCGCGAGTTGGCCCAGCTGGCGTTCCTCTCCTCGTCGCCCGAGGCGAGCTCGACGATCTGCGTGCGACGCTCCGGCCCGCCGCGTGCGCCGCGGCTGATGTTGGCGGGGAACCGGACCTCGTGAAACGCCATCGAGTCTCTCCTTGGTTCGTGCTCTGGCCCCCGCAACCGGTTCCCACTTGCGGGGTCGCACTCACATGCCCCTCCGCCCGAGTGACACGGCGCGGGCAATGTCGGCCGCGACCTGCGTGCGCGACTGGCGGAAGCTCTCGGCGTCGCGGGCCATGATGGTGACGTTGACCCCGCCCGCGCCGTAGGCCTGCGCCTCGCGCTGCGACAGCACCCGCTCGCCGCGCTGCAGGATCGCGGGGACCTCGTCGTTGCGAAGCCCGGCCATGCCGCCGCCATGCATCCGGGGCGCTGCGGCGAAGGCCATGGCCGGGACCATCCGCGAGGGCCCGGCCGATCCGACCATCCCACCCGCATGCAGGACGTTGGCGAAGATGCCGCCCGCCCCGGAGAACACGCCGGAGAGCGCATTGGCGATCGGCCCGAGGATGAACCGCCGCGCCGCGAGCTGGGCGAGATCGGCGAGCAGCGAGGTGACGAGGTCGCGGAAGTTCAGCTTGCCGGTCTTCACGAACTGGCCCACCGCGTTCTCGGCGGACTGGAAGGCGCCGACGAGGCTCTGGCCGATGTCGCCGCCGATCTCGCGCGCCTTGGTGGCGTAGTCGGAGAGCGCGGCGGTGACCGCCCGCCAGCCGGTGACGGCCGCGTCGGTCGCGGGCTCCGCTACCGCAGCAGCAGCTCCAGCCGCCGCGCCGGCATCTGTCGCAGCGCGCCCGGCATCGCCGAGCGCCGTCTCCAGCCGCTCGGCCGCGCCGGTGGCCTCGGTCAGCGCATCCGCGCTGGCCTCGTCGGTGCCGCGGACCGCATCCCGCAGCGCCTGCCAGCTTTCGAGCGGCGCGCGGGCGCCTTCCGCCAAATCGCGGGCCGCGCCGCGATAGAGGTTCGCGGACTCGAGCGCCCGATTTGCCGCCTCGGTCAGACCGAGATCGGGCGCGGTCAGCGGGTTGTCCTCGAAGGCCCGGTCGAACGCCGCCTGTGCCGCCGTGGTCGCGGCGGTCGCCGCGCCCTCGAAGCGGTTCTGGATCTCGCCGAGGTCGAGGTCCGGCACCAGCGAGATGCGCCGCTCCGACCCTAGCGCTTCGAGCCCCTGGTTGATGCCGCCGATGAAGCCGTTGATGCGCGAGACCACGCCGTTCAGCATCGCCTCGACGCCATCGACCAGGCTGTTGGCCGCCTGGAACGCCAGGTCGCCGATGGCGGCGGGCAGCAGACCCCAGATCGCCTTGATCGCCTCGTAGGCGCCTTCGAAGGTGTTCGCGGCGGTGTTGCCAAAAGCCACGACGCTCTCGATGGCGCTCTGCATGCCCGAGGCTGCGTCCGCCTTCAGGTCGAAGAACATCGCCGTGGCGGCCGCGCCCGCCGCAGCGGCGCCCATCCTGATCCGTTCCCAGACCTCGACCGCCAGGTCCTTGAGGAGCGACATCGCTTCGCCAAACCCACCCGCACCGGACACGAGGCGGGTGAACTGGTAGACGAGCTCGCCCGCGCCGACGATGAGCGCCCCGATGCCGGTGCGGATCAGCGCCCCTCGCAGGACGACCAGCGCCGTGGCGAGGCCCCGGACCGAGAGCGCCGCGGCGGCCATGCCCGCGACCCAGCGACCGGCGAGGAACGCTGCGAAGGTCGCGGCATAGGTGGTCAGGCGGCCGATGTTGTCGAAGAGGCCGCGGATCGCGATGCCGAGCGGGCCGGTGCGGCTGGCGACCGCCGCCATGGCGTTGGCGACGGCCTGCAGCGCGGGCGCCGCGGCGACGGCCAGCTGGTTCGACAGCCCGCGCCAGATCAGCCCGAGCCGGGAGATCGCGTCGTTCGTGCGCTCGATCTGGTCAGCGTCCTGCTCCGAGACCACGACCCCGAAAGCGAGGACATCCTCGGTCGCCTGGCGCAGCGTCGCGGTGTCGATCCGCGACATCGCGATGGAGCCTTCCTCGCCGAAGAGCTGGCCCGCAACAGCCGCGCGCTCGGCGGCGGGCACGAAGCTCTCGATGGCGGCGTTGATCGCGCCGACCCGCTGGTCCAGCGGCAGGGCGATCAGGTCGGTGGCGGAAAGGCCCAGCCGGTCCAGCGCATCAGCGGCGGGGCCGGTCCCGGCGGCCGCCTGGCTGAGACGGCGCGTCAGATCCTTGGTGGCCTGCTCGATGCCGGACATCGAGACGCCCGCCAGCTCGCCCGCGCGCTCCAGCGTCTGGATCGAGGCGACGGTGGTGCCGAGCGACTGCGCGAGCTTGGCCTGCGCATCGACGGTCTGCAGGCCGGAGCGGATCATCGCCACGCCAGCAGCCGCAGCGGCGGCGACGGCGGCTGCGGCCGCGACCCGGACCCGCCGCGAGAAGGCCGCGAGCCGGGCGTTCGCCACCTCGATCTCCCGGCTGAGCCGCCCGAACCCGCGCGCCCCGGCCTCGCCGACACCTTCCAGCTCGGCGCGCACCTGCCGTCCGCCCACGGCCGCGAGGCGGACGCTGACGCGTTTCTCGGCCATCGGTCAGACTCCTTGCTTTCGCCGCATGGGCGTCTTACGTTTATGCCATCGATCAAGTGAAGGTATGACCATGGCCGAGACCGCGACCCTGTCCTCGAAATTCCAGATCTCGATTCCCAAGGCGATCCGGGCCGCCCAGCACTGGGAGGCCGGGCTGACCTTTGCCTTCATCCCGAAAGGCACGGGCGTCCTGCTTGTGCCGGTGCCCAAGCGGGAGGCGCTGAAGGGGCTCGCGCGCGGCGCGTCCGCCACCGATTATCGCGACCGGACGGATCGGTTCTGATGATCCTCGTCGACACGTCGGCGTGGATCGAGTGGCTCATCGGCTCGCCGACCGGCGAGAAGCTGTCTGAACATCTGCCCGAACAGGCCGAGTGGCTCGTACCGACCATGGTCCAGCTCGAGCTGGCGAAATGGCTGACGCGCGAGGTCGGCGAGGACAAGGCGGATCAGGTAATCGCCTTCACGCAGGTCTGCCATGTGGTGCCGCTCGACACCGAGATCGCGCTGGCGGCGGCGGAGTCGTGCCGCGAGCACAAGCTTGCGACCGCCGACGCGATCATCTTCGCAACTGCCCGCGCACAGGGCGCGATGCTCCTGACCTGCGACGCACATTTCGAGGGACTGCCCGGCGTCACGCTGATCGAGAAGATCAAGGCCTGACCCCCGGGCCACCATTCGCGCTCAGCTCCTCGTTCAGCTTCCGGACCATCACCGCTTCGATGACCGGCAGCAGTTCGGCCATGGCCAGCCGCGGCACGCCGAGCGCGTCACCGAGTGCGAGCGCCGCCGACATGTCCCAGCCGATCACAGCGCCGGGCAGGACACGCAGCTGTCCGCCGAGACGGCCGACCAGGTCCCAGAGCTGCCAGCCCTCTTGCGTCAGCGGCCTGTTGGTGCGGCCCGGGCAGTCCGGGCAGGTTTGCGCGCAGGCTTCGCAGTAGCGCTCGCCCCCGCCGAAGGACCATTCGGCGAGAGCGCGGAGGCGTTTTTTTCCTGTTCCAGAAGCAGGCCTTTGGAGACGTAGGTCAGCTGGAAGGCCTCGAAGATCGGCCAGACATCGAGCAGCGCGTCGATGGCCTCGGGGCTCGGGTCGATGGGCTTGCCGTCCGCATCGCCGATGCCGTCCCAGGCGAGCACGGCCCGCCGCGCCAGCGCCTTGGCGAAGGCGACCGCGCGATCTTCGTCGGACGCCTTCTCCGGCAACGCCTCGACGGCCGGATCGCTGCGCGTCGCCACCATCAGCGCGGTCGTCAGCGGTCGCAGCTGCACCCGGACGCCGGGCGCGAGGTCATGCCAGCGCGGCGCGTTGGTCAGGTCGAGCGTCAGCATCCTCAATACACCTCTATGTCGTTGATCAGGGTTGCGGTGCACATCCGGCCGACCACGCTGTCGCGGGCGGCCTGCCAGTCGAAGGTGACTTGCACCCCCTGCGGTCCGGAAATCTCGATGCGCGGGCGCGGCAGGTAGACGGCGTGCACCGTGAAGGTGAAGCTCTCGCCCGAGGGCAGGACGTAGGCGAACTCGAGCTCGCAGGCCTCGCCGTTGATGGCCTGCGTCACCAGCGTCTGGTCGGCGAAGCGCACCTCGATCCGGCCGGTCAGCGCGGCGATGGAGGGGTCCGCGCCGTCGATGCGGCCGTCCGAGCGGATCGTCTCGATGCGGTCGAGGTTGTTGGCGTAGGTGATCTCGGCCGAGACCACGTTGCCGAGCGCGGTCCCGTTCCGCGTAATCGCGCCGTTGAAATGGCCGAAGCGCTTCAGCTCCAGCGCGGCAGGCGTCCCGGCGCCGGTTGTCGTGCCCACCGTCTCGCCCTGAGCGACCAGCCGCGCCGTTGCCGTCAACAGCCCCGAGCGCTGCATCTGCCAGGTGATCTGGTCGAGCACGCAGCCGGAATACATCGCGTAGCGCGGCACCTCCGGCATGCCGGTCTCGATCGACATCGAGGGAAGCATCCAGGACCCGGACTGGAACTCGTGGCTGTACGGCGCCTCCGCGCCCGTGGTCGTCGGCGTGCCGAAGGCCGCCTTCAGCCAGAAGCCGAAAGCCTCTGCGTCGAGCGGCACCACGACATCGCCGTCGGCCGTCACCGCATCCTTGATCGGCGCCAGCGGATCGCGGCCGTAGCCGAGCAGCTCCGAGTTCAGCAGCAGCTGCTCCGCGCCGAGCGAGGTGCTGGCGAAGGGCATGCGGGTGAAGCCGCTTGCGGGCGGCGTTCCATAAGTCGTCTCGAACGCAAGCGCCATCAGCGCCCGCGCCCCCTGGGCTCGTGCCATGGTGTTCTCCTCGGGTTGTCGGGGTCAGCCGAGCGGATCGGCCGTGGAATAATGCAGGACCACCGGGATCACGGCGGCCTTCAGGCTAGCCGCGCCCTCGACCGGCAGATCGACCGGCCGTGGCGCTTCCGCCTCGACCCAGTCGCAGAGCCCGCCCAGCGTGCGGTCGGCGGCGAGCGCCGTGCCGATCCTGGCGGTCAGCGTGTCGAAGGCGGCGTCACGGTCGGCGCCCTGCACGACCGCCTCGATCTCGGCCCGGTGCTGGTAATGGTAGCGCAGGGGCGACAGCGTCACCTCCGGCTCCCCCGGCTCGCCGTCGCGCAGGATCAGGAGGCCCTCCGCCGGCACGCGCTCGGGCAGAACCTCGCCGCGGAGCGCGGTCGCGGGCAGCACCGAGAGCCGCGCGTGCAGCGCGGCGAGGATGGTTTCGCGAGGGCTGGGCATAGTCTGTCGCTCGACTCGTGCTTGACGCTTGCTTCGACGGTGTTTGGATTGCCAAACGCCGCGAGGCACAAGGCGGCGCGAGGAAAAATGCTGCTTGATCCGCAACGCCTTGAAGGACAGCTCCGAGATGCGACAGCCGTAGACGCAGCCATCCGCGACGCCTACTTGATCTGCGCCCATGCTCAATTCCCTGACGGAACCACGGTGCGCCCTGCCGGACATGGCTACATCGAACGCGAGCTCCGTTTCAAAGCTAAAGGCGACTGGTTTCGTTCAGCGGTCCTCAATCAGAAGTGGGCCCTGTGGTACTTTCGGAAGCCGGCCCTGAATGCTGGGCTTATTGATCCGGGTAAGACCAAAGAGCGATTTCCCGCTTCGGAAGAAACGTCACGCGGGGAAATCAAGCTTCGCGTTCGTAGTTCGCCAGAGGCGCATGCTGGATTGAAATGGGTCGGCGCTGAATAATAAGCTCCGTCGAGCGGGCGGCGATTTCTTGAAGTGGTTACGCACTCACCGAAGCCGCACCTCTACCCAGTTCGCCACAATCATCCCTGGCATGCTGTCGAGCGCACGCTCGACGTCTCAGTCGAAGTCTAACCGTTTCAGCAACTGGTCCGGCGGCACCGGGAGGAAAACCGGCACTGGAGCGCATTGCAGCAAACTGCCAAGGAAGAAGGTAAACGAACATGATCGTTGGATAGGAATGACTTCGCGCGGCGTCCTCGACAGGCAGATCTACGCCCGCGGCGCTTACGCTTCGCACGCTCGCAAAGACCGCCCAGATTATGGTGGGATGGCGTCGCCGAAATGATGCTGGCAGCCAGCGTGTCGAAGGCGGCGTCACGGTCGGAACCTTGCACAACAGCCTCGATCTCGGCCGGATGCTGGTAATGGCAGCGCAGCGGTGAAAGCGTCACCTCAATCTCGCGCGGCTCGGAGAAGCCTCTAGAAATTGAACGATGCCGCCAAGCAATCCTGCATGCAGCGGCAAACTGGGGTCTCGGTAGTCGGCGAGCGGGTCTCTTTCCGAAAGAGCCTTTAGCATATGCGTGCCACCAGCAAGGTGAAGACGCCGCGCTTGCGGCATTGCTCGAACGAGCAAATCAGCGTCTTTAAGACGGACCTGTCGATCCGCGTCGCCTTGAACGATCAGCGCAGGCCCGCGCCATGTCGCAGCGACGTCGGAAGGATCATAGGAAAATAGGTCAATCAGGTATCCCTGCACGCTATCCACAAAAAGCGGCTGCAGGATCGGGGGTATGGACCCGGCTTCCCGGCGACGTCCGCCTTCAAGGTCGGTCACGATCGAGCGGATATCCTCCACTAACGGGGCATTGTGCGGATTGCCTTCCAATTGCTCGATCAGGAGCTCGCCGGCCGGGCGCCCGGGTGTCGCAAGGAGAATTAGGCCGCAAAGATTGGCAGGCGCATTTTGCGCGGCGACAAGGGCCACCAGCCCCCCTTCGGAATGTCCTGCAATCCAGACACATGGAGCAAGGTCCGACACAAACCCAACCCAATTACGGACATCTTCGGCATAGGCCGAGAGGGTAACGTTGTTTGGATTGGCAATCGCCATAGAGCTGCCGTAAAGCCCTCGCTTGTCGATCCGCACGGAAGAAATGCCTGCTTCGGCCAACCCTTCAGCGAGCAGCCGGTAGGTATTCGTCGCAAGGCCCTGGCTTGAATTCCCGTCCCTGTCCGTCGGACCCGAACCGGGAACGATGACGACAGCATGCAGGGCGCCATCGACGACGATCATCTCCCCTTCCAGTGGCCCTTCCGGCCCCGGAATATGGACCGGCTTACCGACGGCAAGTGCAGGAAACAACATAAAGATCAGGAAAACCGTTCGAAGGACGCAGGCCATTTGCACTTGTAGATGCTTGGTCACAAGAGATTGGCCACGACGGCCTTCGCGAAAGCATATCAGATGTCACAGCCGCCTTTCCACCCAGTTCGACACCATCTGCCCCGGTAAGCTGTCGAGCGCCCGGTCTGCATCCCGCCCGAGATCCAGCCGCTTCGGCAACTTGACCTGCGGGACCAGCAGGAAGATCGGCACCGTTGTGCGTCCGCGGCCGGTCTTCGACCGCGACGCGACACCGAGCCCACGACTGTTCAGCCGCCCTTCCGCCACCAGAAGGCTCGGTCCGCGGCGGCGGTAGATGAAGCGGAGACGCAGACCCCGCCGGCGTTCCCACTCGCCGGGGGTGATCTTCGCGCCGCGCAGACCACGCCCGGCGGCTTCGGTCGGGATCGCGAGCCAGAACCCGTCTCTGGAGCGGATCAGCGGGCCGGTGTCGTGGGCGCCGACAATGACCGGGGCCTTGGACCAGACGAGCGCCGCGGCGTTCAGGCTTTCGCCGGCCTTCGGGTAGGTCTTCAGCCCGGTGCCGGCCTCGCGCATGGCGGCGGTGACCGCCTTCTCGCCGGCCTTCACCTCTGCCGCCATGGCGGCGACGAGATCGGGCGCGATGTCGAGCTTCAGCTTCATCGCGATCAAGCCGGGCGCAGATCGACGGTCCAGACCAGCCGCTCGCGGTCGCGGACGGGCTCGCCCTGGATAAGGAAAGCCTCGCCGTCGATCTCGATCCGGTCGCCGGGACGCGGGTTCGCCACCTCCGCGAGGCGCAGATCCAGCCGAGTGGTTTCCGACCAGATGCGCGCGTCGCCGAAGCCGGTGACGTCGTCGGGTCGGCGCAGGATCGCGCGGACCAGCACCGGCGCGCCGCCCTCGGCGGTGTAGACCACGTCGCGTGCCAGGTGAGCGTCGGCGAAGAGCGCGTCGAGGGCGGCGTCGAAGACGGTCATCAGGTTCGCCGTGCCGAGCGCAGCACCTGCGGCCGGGTGCAAATCGGCAGCGGGTTGCTCTCGATCTCCAGCCGCACCCATTCGTCGCGGTCCCGGTCGGGGATCGTCCGGGCATAGAGCGGCTGGCCGAGCGTGTTGACCGTCTCGAAGGTGTCGGCGGGGGCGTAGTAGATCTCGAAGAGCCCCTCGATGCCCTCGGGATAGAAGAACGCCTTGTCGGTCGGGACCGTGAACCCGACGCCGCCCCGGTAGCGGCGGAAGGTGATGCCGCCGAAGCTGACCTCGTCGGCGACGCGGCCCCGCAGATCGGCCGCCGCGGCGGTGTTGAGATAGGTCTCCCGCACCTCCTTGTGGGCAACGAGATCGGCGAAGAAGGCCGAGCCGCATTCGGCACGGATCTGCACGGCCCCGGCCGAAAGCCCGCCCATCGAGTCCTCGACGCTCTCGATCAGCGCCTGGCAGCGCTTCCGCAGCGCTCCCGAGGCGGGGCTTGCGTTGTCGAGATCGAAGTCGATCTCGGCCGCGGGCGTGATGCCGAACTCGGTGAAATAGTTCACGACGGTGGCGTGGTCCTTCGGGTCCTTCACCAGCCCCTGGATGCCATTCAGGAGGTGGTATTCGAAGGTGGTCTCGGCATCCTGGCGGAGTTTCCTGAGCCGATAAGCCACCTCGGTCTGCACCTGCTGGGTGGCGCTTTCGGAGCCGAAGTCGCGGACGGACTGGATCTCGGAGGCCCAGAGCACGTCCTGCTTCTTGAACTGGCGGCAGACGAAGGCGCGCATCTCGCGCCGGTCGGGCACCTGCTGCTCGTAGGCCGAGCCGCGCTCGGAGAACGGGATCAGCGAGAGTGTGCCATCGCGGCTCTCGATCACCACGGTGCGCGAGCGCACGCCGCGCGGGCTGAAGAGGGCCGAGCCCGAGAGCAGCGCGGGCTTGTAGGGGATGTTCTCGAGCGCACGGGTGAGCTCGACGATGGTGAAGGCATCGCCTTCGAAGATGTCCATGGTGGCCATTTGGATGCCTCCTGTCGGGATTGGGTCAGCGGACGAGGATGCCCGCGGCGAGGAGCGCCGCGTGTGCGGCCGCGATCTCCCCCTCGCTGGGCGTGCCCGCGAAGACGAGGTCGTGGCGGTTGACGATGGCGGGACCGCGGACGACGGCGACGGCCAGCGCATCGCCACCGGACGCATCCGCATTGCCCCAGAGCACCGCGACGGCTGTCTCGGTGCCGTCGACGGCGGCGGGATCGTGCGCGGCGTACTTTCCGGACGCGGTTATCTTGCCGAGCACGGTGCCGGGCTCGAGCGTGCTCGCGGCGACGGTGATCGTCTCGCGGGTGTAGTCGCGGAAGGCTTCCCAGACGAGGAAACCGCCGGGGTGCGTGCCTTCGACGAGCGTGGTCATGGTGTCATCCTTTCAGCTTGAAGGTGCGGGCGACGATCTCGCCCCAGGGGCGCGCGGCCGAGGACCGGCCGGGCTGCGGGTGATGGGGTGCGATCTCGGGCTCGGCCTCGGCCCTGGCGGCGAGGAGCACGGTGCGCACCTCATCGAGGCTCGCGTCCTCTTCGAGGAAACGGCCGGCCATCTGCGCCTGGCCGGCAAGGCGGCAGAGATCGATGACGTCCCGGGCGTGCCCAATGGCCTCGGCCCGGATCACGGCAGGATCCGGCGGCGCGCCGCTGGGCGGTGGCGTCTCGGCCGGCGGCTGAGGGGCGTCGGGGGCGGAAGCCTCATCGCCTTCGGCGTCCACGGCCTGCCCGTCTTCGGCAGCTTCGTCCGTCGCCTCGGAAACTTCGGGGGCGGCGGCGTCGGTCTGCTCGCCAGTGTCCGCTTCAGCTTCGACAGCCTCGACCAGCACCGGCGGCGCATTGCGGAAGCGCCCAATGTCGAAGTTCGCGGCGATGCGGACGGGCTCGATCAGCCGGTCGGCGAAGCCCTGCGCCACGGCGTCGCCAGCGTCGAACCAGGTCTCGGCCGCCATGAGCGCCGAGACTTCCTCCGCTGTCCGACCGGATTTCGCGGCATAGCCCGCGACGAGGCTGCCCTTCACCTTGTCGAGCGCCTCGGCCATGGCGCGCATGTCCTCGGCCGTGCCCATCACGAGACCGGCGGGGTCGTGGATCATCAGGAAGGCGTTCTCGGGCATGACGATCTCGTCGCCCGCCATGGCAATGTAGGAGGCAGCCGAGGCGGCGATGCCGTCGATCCAGACCGTGACCGGGCCCTCGTGGCGCTTCAGCGCGTTGTGGATCGCCACCGCATCGAAGACCGATCCGCCGGGGCTGTTCAGCCGCAGATCGACCGGCGTGCCCTCGGGCAGTGCGCCCAGTTCGGCCAGAAAACCCCTCGCCGAGACCCCGTAGGCGCCGATCTCGTCATAGATCGCCACTTCCGCGCCGGTCCCCCGGGCGCGGATCGCATACCAGCTTGCCATGTCGTCACTCCTGTTCGGTGGCCGGATCGGTCGCCGCCGCGCCGTCGTCCGTGTCGTTGCCGCGACCGTGGCCGGGCTCGGCCCGGGTCGCCGGTGTCGCGCGGACGCCCTGCGTCTCGCCGGGGCTCGTGCGGTAGCGGAGACCGAGCCCCGTCGCGCGCGCAGCGTCGGCGGCGTTCTCGCGGTCCACTTCCTCGATGTCGTAACCGGTGGCCTCGACCACCTTGCGCCGCGAGGTGATGCCCGCCTCCATCGCCAGCACCTGCGCCTGGATGTCCTTCAGCGGATCGACCCAGTCCCAGCGCGGCGGGATCCATTGCACCGGTCGCACCGTCGCGGGATCGGCATCGAGCGCGCCAACGAGCACCGCCGTCTCCAGCCAGCGCCGCCACACCGCGCGGCAGAGCTGGTGCACGATCACGCCGTGCTGCAGCTGGCCGATGCGGCGGCGGAACTCGACGAGTTCGGCGCGCAGGGACGAGTAATTCGCCTGCCGGACATCGCCGGTGACGAGATGATAGGGCAGCCCAAGCGAGGCCGAGACCGCCAGCAGCGTGCGGTACTGGAACGCCTCGTAGCCGCCGCCGACATCCGCGGGCGACGAGAATTTCACGTCCTCGCCCGGCAGCAGCACCTGCATCGTGCCGGGCTCGAGGCTCGCAATGGCGGCCCCGTCGAGATCCGCTTGCGTTTCGCCCATCATGGGCTCTTCCGGCGCGGTCTTGGTGATGAAGCCCGCGAACATCGCCGCGGTCTTCTTCCGGTCGAGCTCGGCGTCGTCGTACTGGTCGAGCAGAAACAGCCGCACCATGGCCGGCGCGATATGCGGCAGTCCGCGGATCTGGCCCGCGTCGATGGGCCGGTAGATGTGCAGCACATCCGCCGCCGGCACGCGCACCGTCTCCGGGATCACCGCGCCCTGATCGGTGCTGTCGCCCGGATGGTGCCGGCGGAAGTGATAGGCCACGCGCCGGCCGATCGCATCGAACTCGATCCCGCAACGGATGCGGTTGCCAGAGGCCAGCACCTCGGTCTTCTCGAAGGGCAGCATGTCGGACTGGAGAAGCTGCAGCTGCAGCGGGACCAGTAGCCCGTCTTCGACCCGACGCGGGCGCATCCGGACGAAGCACTCGCCGGCCACGAACATCTCCCGCGCGACCATGGCCTGCAGGCCGTAGAAGTCCGTCAGCCCGTCCGCATCGGCCTCGTCAGTCCAGGCGAGCCAGAGCTGCTGCACCCGGTCGCGCAGATCGGCGTCCCCGATCAGCGACGAGGGCTTGATGCCATCGCCGACAAGGTTGGCCGCGAAGGCTTCGCAGGCGTTGGCGGCATAGCCGTTCGTCACCACCAGCTCTCGGGACCGCGCCAGCAGACGCGGGCCGCCCGAGGCGACCAGCGCGTTGATGTTCTCGAGCGGCGGGTTCCAGCCGCGCAGCCGGCGTTTCGCCATGGCGCCTTCGAGACGGGCGCGCACGGCAGCGGGGCCGCCGGTCGAGCGGCGGCGGAAACGGTCGAAGAGGCGCATGCTTCAGAGCCCCTTCGCTGTCGTCACGCGCACATGTCGGACGATCCGACGCCCCTCGGCCGCGGCGATCTCGCGGTCCAGCGCTTCGATGGCCCGGTCGATCTCGGCGACGCTGCGATAGTCCACGGTCTTGCCGTCGTAGCTGACCCGCGCCACGCCGGAGGACCGCTGCGCGGTCAGGGCGTCCCGGCGGGCGCGGAGCTCTGCGGCCGTGGCCATGGATCACCTCATGTAGCTCGAGCGCACCGTGCGCCGGCGTGGCATTGATCGTGTCGGGCC